GCGTAATCTAGTACACCAGCCATTGCTAGAGCAGAAGCTACATCACTTGAACACATGATAAAGTTACCTTTACCTCTTCGTGTTTGTCGTGCAATAACATTTGCATTTCTTTCAATGTGGTACATAAGACCTTTGAATTTTTCAACTGACCATCTTCCTGAAGAATCTGTATCTAAGTTGAATTGTCCGTTTACAGCTGTTCCAGTCAAGTTAGCTTCAGACGCTAGTCCTTCTACTTTTGCTTGAGTGTTAACTGTTCTAACAACTTCTCTGTTGATTTCCGCAAGGATTTCACCAGACAGAATGTTAGCTAATTCTGTTTCTGCGTCAAGACCATGAATTGCTTTAAGGTCTTGTGCTAGTTCGATTGTGTACTCAGCTTTTAGCGCTCTGCTTTTTGCTGTTACTGTAGCTTTTTCAATCGTGAACGACATTTCTGGAATCGTAGCGTCGATTTCAGCAGTTGCTGTTGCAACTCCTGCACCAGTTGTGTAACCTGTTTGTACGGCTGTGTTAGCTGAACCAGATGCAAATGGGTCTGAACCCGCATGCGTACCTGTTCCACTGAAGTCTGTATCGGCTTCATTGAATAAGGCTTCTGTTCTATCAACAGTAGTTGTACTATCAACATATCTAGCTTTCATTGCAAAGATAAGACCAGTTGGTCCTGTCATTGGCTGAACACCACATATATCATAGGCTACCAAGTTTGGCATCGCTCTACGAACTAAAGAAATAAGAATTGGATCCCAATTATCTGCAGTTGCAGTTGCTCCAGTACCTACTACAGTACCTGTTCCAGCTCCAAGTGCTTCATTCATCGCACCTCTTTCTTCGTTAATCGCTCTTTCTTGGTTTTCAAGTATAACGGAAGTCACTGCTCTCTTATAATTATCTTCAATTTTCGGAAGATCCTTATGTTCGAGGACTGGCGCCCATTTTTCTTGTAAGTTTTCTGACATAAACATTTGTTTATCTCTCCTATTTAATTTCTAAGCGTCAAGCTTAGAAAATTTACTTAATGCAGAAGTGTATTTTGACATAGACTCATTCATTGGTTGTGCGACATCGCCTTTACCTGAAAAGTCTGCATCTTCACTTACTACAGTACTATCGTCAGAGACAGCTTCTAAAGTTTTAATTCCGAAGTAGGACTCTTTCAATGTTGATACTTTCTCTACGAAATTCTCTACATTTTCAAAATCTACATCTTCTAATAAAGCTTTTAGCTTCTCCACCTGAGTATCAGCAAGGTCATTAGATGACTCGCTAATAATTTTTTCACGCTGAAGTTCTTCGATATCTTGTTGAGCTACAATGTTGCTAGCAACTTCTTCGTTCAACTTATCTTCCATTTCGTCAAGTCTGTTTGCTAGTTCTTCAACTACATCAAACTTGTCTTCTGGTACTTCAACATAATGTTCTTCAAACAGTTTTTTCAAACCGTTAATGAAATCTTCTGTGAGTTCAGACTTAAGTCCTCTCTCAATAGCTAATTCATTTTCTGTAACCCAAGATTCAGAAACATAGTTCAAGTAGTTGTCTACTTTCTCGGTCAAATCATCTTTGATTTCTTCGATTTTCTGTGTTGTTTCTTCTTCTAACTTTGCTTCAGCTTCAGTCATTTGTTCTTTGACTTTAGATGCAACAGCAGCTTCGAAAATTGTTTTAGCTTTTGCTTTGAATTCTTCTGAAAGGTCTTCATCCGCAACTAGTGCATTGATGTCATCTGTCATGTCGATTTCAATTTCTTCTTTTTTGACTTCTTCTTCTTCTTCGCCTTTTTTCTTAGCGATCGCTTTTTTCAAAGCATCAGGAAGTTCACCTTCTTCAACTGAATCTTCTTCAGTTTTAGTGGTCTTTTTCAATTTCTCTTTTGAATCACCGTCATCAGCATCGTTATCTAATTCTGCCATGAAGTTTGTGACTTCAGAAATTTCTTGATCTTTTAGGGATTCTACTACTTTTCTAATTATAGCATTTCGAGTTAGTGACTCGGACTGTTCGTCTTCTTCGCCATCTTTCTCGGATGTTTCCATTTTGGAATACATAGCTTGTAGTTCTTTTCCAGACATTTCCTTCATTTTCTCTACAGCTGCTTTAAGCATTTCAGATTTAGTCATATCAGCCATTTCAGAAACAACATCTTCATCAGATTCTACTTCTTCTTGGTTAACTGCTTTACCCTTTTCTACTTTTGTTTTGCCATCAGATGCCACTTCCATTGAATCTCCGTTGTCAGCTTTGTTAGTCTTCGGTGCAGGTTTAGTTGCATCTCCGGCTTTCTTCGCTGCTTCTGAATCTTTCTTTGGTTCGTCTGCATCAGGACTAGACATAGCGGCAGGAGCTGAGTCACCTTTTCCAGGGACTTTATGCTGAATATCAGCTGCTTCTGCGATTACTTCGCCTATTGTGTTTTCTAAACTTGACATTAGAATACTCCTTTTTTATAAAACTTTAATATTGTATTAATAGTATTTATGTATTATAAATTTTTCAGGAAGTCATTAAATACATTTAATTTAACTTCTTGAAGTTTATGAGTTCTCGCACGAGCGATAGAATGTTTATATTCTTCTATCTTTTTCGCTTTGATCAACCCGTTCTCATAAATCCACTCAACACCTTCCATGACGCCATCTACGAAAGCATCAGGTGCTGAAGGGTCTGCAACGATATCAGCAGCGGTAGCTAACTGAAAATCGGATTGTACCATATTCACACCTTGTTTGTCGGCCTTTAGTGAACCCATACCTCTACTAGATACTCCTAGTCTTGCACCATCGTTAAGAAGGTTCTTGACTATTTCTCCCATAGGGGTAGATAAGATTTTTGCTTTTCCGATGAAATTATTTCCATCTTCTTTTAAACTTGTTATTAGATGAGATGTTCTCTCTAAATTGATTGTTGGTCCTTCAGGGTGACCTAGTTCCCCATATGCTCTATTTTGTTCAACATATTCTTTGTTATTACGCGCGACTTCTTTCTGCATTACTTCTTTAGGATAAATACGACCATTCTTGTTCTTTACTTCTGTCTGAAGCATAACACCTTCGATAAAGGCATGTTTCTTACCTGTCTTAGGATCCTCTTCGATTAGATAATTTACATCATCTGACCATTGTTCTGATATTAATTTCATATTTACCTCTTATTTCTCGTCAAAGTGTTTTATTGCTAATGATGGGTCACCGTATGAGGATTTACCTCTAGCAACTGCATCAAAATCTCTTAGTTGTTTTTTAGTACCTGTCATTACTATTAATGAATCATTTCTACCATGATTGAATTTGACTTTCAATTTCATCATTCTACCAGCTGAATTAAATCTATCAATTTCAGGTTTTTGCATTTTCTGAACTCTGTAAGTAAGCATAGCTTCATGAAGTGAATCATCTTCTTTGATAATTGATTCTTCAGCCTTTTCTCTAAACTCTTTCCAAAGACTTACACCTTCGTCAATGTCTTCGCCCATGAGTTTAACAAACTGTTCAGCTGACTTCTTAGCTGTATTCATGTCTTTAAATACACCTAGTTCTTCGAATTCTCTTGCTGACTTAGGTTTAACAAATACACGAACTTTATTAGAACCTTTCTTTTCAGAATGATAATGAACTTCTGTAGTTTTAATCTTCGTAGCAGAAAGATGATTTTTCTTCATATCTTGTTTGAAGTTAACTTCGTCTAACTGTGTTCTTAGTTCTGCAAATGTTTTCATTTTTGATAATTCATCAAATTTACCCTTTTGATTTTTAATAATTTTTCTAAATCTTTAGTAAACCCACTTTTCATAGGTTTTGGTGATGAGATTGTTGTAACATCTTTATCTTTGTTACTAACATACGCATCGTGTTTTTTCATCAGTTTTTCAATATCTTTCATTATAGGTTTAATAGCCATTGTAGGCAATCCCATTTTTTCTTCTGATATAGAGTCTTGTAAAGTGTATCCTTGTCCTGGTTTTGTCCAACTCATTTTCTTTACCTCTGTGAATTTAATACTGAACCAATTTTAGCATCAGGAGCATCGTTCAACTCACACCATTCTCCAAGCTTTCTTGAAAGAAGCATGATATCACTTTGTGAACTTCCTAGATTACCTAATTTACTATTAGTTATTACTACTGTTTTGCCTTTTAAAACGCAATCTTTTCTATTTTTACCGATTTTATCCCAAATATGAGGATTAAATCTAACTAGAAATTTTTTGAATGGTTGTACATTTGTTTTACCATTGATCAAATCACTAAACTCTGATACAAGTTGTTTTCCTTTATCATTTTCAAGACCGTCTACATAGATGTAAGCATATTCTATTGTACGATTCACTGCATCTCC